GTGTAGCACCTTTTACAAGTGGTTGGAGATTACCAAATATTACAGAATTGCATAATGTAATGAATTTTGAAACATCAACTTATGCTTGGGAAAATGCACCAATTAATATAAATGATTTAATTTGGACATCAACAACAAAAAAATCAGCAACAAATAGAGCATATACAACAGTAACGGCTGGTATATGGGGAGAAAGAGATAAATCACTAACTCAGAAATATTTACCCTGCCGCACTTTCACCGTAACAGGAACAACACTTTCATAACATAAAAAAATAATAAAATGACATACAAGTTTCCACAATTTCAAGTCGAAATCACAGACCCTGCAATAAGTATAAACCTAAACACTATTTCAGATAAGGCAATAGACAAACTTTTGGGAGTTGATGTAGTATTGACAACTGCCTCCGCTCAGTTCGGTGTACGTGCCGAAGATATGCCTTATACTGACACTTGGGACGATGCCGACATTCCCGATTTGGTAAATATTTGGTTAGCTCAATACGCTGTTTAATGCTATCCCTTATAACACTATCAATATTTGCAGCCTTTGCAATTAAGTTTTTGCATTATTGCATCGGTTCACCTGTGCAGGGCGAATATTATACAGGGCGTATATTTTCCGCTTACGGCAAATTTATTTCTAAACTGTACTTAGACTTTGAAGCAAAAGAAAAAAACCGCGTATGGGCAAAATATAACGCGTGGAAGCAAAAACGCGATAAGGAACTAAACGAAGAACTGCAAAACAAAACAGCTAATGAAGCTGATACTATTTATAAAGAATATTTGCAGCAAGTTCAAGACATTTATAATGATGTCGAAAACAATATGAAAAATAACCCTTGGTCTATGCTTGGCGCCTGCCCTATCTGTTTTGGTACATGGGTTTCACTATTTACATTTACATTCTTTGTTATATTCGTTCCCCTGCCGTGGTGGTATATCTTCATAGGTACGCCTACCGCGGTTATTGTTTCACGTTATATTAAAATCTCATAATGGATTCCCTGACTATTACCGCCGATTCTTTACGTATTGCAGCTGATTCGCTTAACTATTTTATGAAAGTTTTGCCCGAAATTAAACAGCAACTTTTTATTTTAAAGCCGCTTATTATTTGCCTCAGTTTTTTACTATTAGTTGACTTTTTAACAGGCGTTCGAAAAGCTAAAGCATTAAAAGAAAAAATACAGTCGCGCGGTTTTAGACGTACCATTTCAAAAATGAATGATTATTGTTTGGCAATAATAAGTAGTCAAGTTTTTACTTGGATGCTTGATCTTGAAATTACACTTAGTTATTACGTTGCTATGTTTGTATGTGGAATTGAACTAAAATCAATCTTTGAAAACGTTAGTCAAACAACAGGTGTAGATATAATTGGTTATTTCAAAGGTTTTATTCCAAATCCTAAAGATATATTAAAAAAGCCCGGTAAAGATACCGAGCCTAAATAATGTTTGCTCTTTTGCTGTTTTCATGTGTGGCCGCTGTCTTTTTTAGGCAGCGGTTTTTCTGTTTGTGCTAATTTAAAAAAGTTTCTAAGCCATAATTCATTTACAATTATGTAACCAGTTTTTTCAAATGTTTGATTATCGCCCGCTTCATATTTTTGCTGGTTAAACGTTTCTTCAAATGTCGGTAAATTTTTCATTTTTTCACTATCAGTATTTCGTGTGTTTCAAACTTAATTAGCGCTGCTACTTGCAATATTTTGTTACGCTGAAAGTATTCATCAGCATCATATTCAATATCATTAACTACAACCGTGTTACGGTCCCATAGGGCAAACTCGCAATGTAGCTTAAAACGGTCAGACATAACAGAACTAAACAGAAATAAAGGTATAAAATGTTCTGTTTTAGGTAGCTGCCTTATAAGGTCAAAATTAACGCATTTGTGATGGTTGCAATAAACAGGCCATACAGATAAATCCGTTGGTATCATGCGTTGTATGTCACCCATGCCAACCCCTAAAGTTCTGTTATGAAATTCGCTTGTATCCTGATTAGGAAACAATTTATTCACCGCCTTCGCTACGCAGTTCATTTTGTGATTTGTTGTAAGCTAAAAATAATAATTTTTTACATTCGTTTAAATACCATTCTGATTGTGATTCGGGCAATGTAGAAGCCATCGCAACAACTTCGGCAATAACGGCTACATTATCGTAAGTACTTTCATTTAGTAGGTCGCGTTCGGTTGGTGTGGCTGCTTTTTCAAAATTATTAACAAATAGATTTATAGATGTATGCAGGTCCATAAAACGTTTTTTCATTTCGAATTTTAACTTTTTAGGTTCAAACTGTGCAATGGCATATTTTGCCGTGCTAAGTGCCCCTAATAATAACCAAATGTTTTGCGTTAGTTCGTTTACTTTTTGCTCACCAATCTTATCAATTAGTGCAGCTTTTTTTTCGTCATTCGTCATGTCCTTTTAGTTTGTTTTGAAGTTCTTCAATTTTGTGTGTAAAAATGTCAATTCTTAATTCTAATTCGTCATCGTAAGGCTGCTGGTCTTGAATCCATAACATAGCATCTAAATAGCCTTTTTTGTATTCAAGTATCTTTTTTAATCTTTGCTGTTCTGTACGTGTCATAGGTTTTCTTTTGCTTCTAATAACTTAGTATAAACTTCTGCAGCTGCTTTATAGCCGCGTTCAAATTCTGTTTTCGATTCTTTGCGTAAACGCTCACAATATAAAATTGCATCCATCAATTCTTCTTGAATGTGATTTAACCAGTCTTTATAGTTTAAATCGGTTCTGTCAAGCGTTTTACCATATTTGTTAATACCAACTTCGCTACGCTGTTGAAATTTCGCTATAACGCCTTCAACAATGCTATCAGTATGTTTTTCCATGTTTGTAAGGTCTTGAAGCATTATAATCTAATTTTGCTTTAATGTGAAAATCTAAATCAATATTAAACTTATGGCTAAAATCCAAAAGCCTTATTATCGCATCGGCTATTTCATCTTGTACCGTGTCTTTAATATTTTCTTTAAAACGTTCGGGCGTACTGATATTTTTGTATTGTAAAATATCTTGTTCAGTTGCCCACTTATTAGCGCGGTCGGCTTCAATTGCTTCGGCTAATTCGCAAACAGTAAGCATAACTACTTCTGTTAATTTGCGCTCACATTCCCAAAATCCGCGCGCGGCATTGCCTTCATGTATTTCTTTTGCTAATTCGTTAAACATGTTATATAAATTTTACTAATTCATCAATTTTAGGAACTCTTATAAATTTTTTCTTAGTGATGCTATTCATAATTCTAACCCGCGATATGCCAAAATATAAACATGCTGCATCTACCGACATAAAGTTAATAATTGTATCATTTGAAAGCACAGCTTTAACATGCCTGTTTTGTTTTGGTATTTTGCCTAACTGTTCTTTAGCTGCATTTCGATTCTGAATGTATTTATAAACTGATTCGGCAGTTACTAAGCATTCTGTTTTTATATTGCCTAAAGAAACAAAATCTTCGAAATGCTTTACAAATATTTCATCGGGTTTCGCTTCGGTTAAATATCCAAAATTTATTAGCTGCCTTATTCTGGTACCAGCATAATTAGGATTCTTAGCGCCGTTAGGTTTTATTAGCTGCATCGCTTGTTCAAACGTTAAATACATATCTTATTTTTAAAAAAAAACCGCCTGAACTTCAAAACAGGCGGCCCAAACTAAAGACCAATGAGTACAACAAAGAAAAAATAAGATAAATATTTTATTTTTGCAAGTTAAAACGGCAAATCTGTATCAAATTCTGTTTGTGTTATAACTTCAACTTCTACTGTTTGCGCTTTTTGACCTGTATTTATTTTTCTGCAATACGAAGCAATAATATCAGTATAGTATTTGCCCTCGTGTTCCCGGTATTCTATTTTACCTTCAATAAAAAGCATATCGCCCTTTTCAAGTTTAATGTTATTCCAATAGCTGACTTGATGCCATTGGGTTTTTTCTTGCCATTCGCCGTTTTTGTCTTTGCTACTTTCAGATGTTGCAAAGCTAAATTTTGTTAGCGTTTTTTCGCCAAATGTTTTTTGCTCAGGTTCTTTGCCAATCCTACCGATTAGCGTAACGCGGTTTACCATCGTATTTTTTTTTATTTGTTAAAGAATGATTATTAGGTTTTAATTTTCCTTTCGACCAGATATTAAAGTCATCGAAAAAAAATGTTTTTACATCGCCTAATTTATAATATTGATTTTCGCGTGTGCAAATAGCTTTATAATTACCCATCGGTAAGTGCTGAATTATTAGCCATTCATCGCCCTCTGTTTTATCGTGAAAAAATCGGTACATCATAAACCCAAAGGTCATATTTTTCAATGACACTAATAAGTATTTCAGCATATTTTTTTTCGGTTGCATATCCACATTTTTTTAGACCGTGCGCCCATGCTTTATAATTTAATCTGCTAAGTTTTGTTAAATGCCTGTAATGTTTAGATGTTAGCAGCTTTGAATGATCACGATATGACCACCATGCAGATTTGTAAACTTGAAATTTATCGCGTGGTGTATCGTCTTTATAAATAGCATATTTGCCCCTACCGCGATACTTTACGCCAAAATGATTATTATGATTAACGGCTAAACTTGAACGCCCTGCATTCGATTCTATAATGCCCTGCGCTAATGTTATGCTTACAGGTATATTATAAAGTTTTGCTTCTTGCTTTGCAGTCTTTAAAAAGCGGTTTATATAACGTTCAATGTGATTTTGTTTTGGCTGCTTTTTTAGTGCTGGGAATGTGGCAGAAGTGAATAGCACTACTGCCAAAATTAAAATTACTGTTTTCATGTGTGTTTAAGTTATAATGTTTACTAATGCCGCTCCTAATGCATAGCCAGAGCCATAACACAAAGCTAATTTAAAGCGCTGCCAATTGTCTTTTGCTTCAATCTGATAAGCAAGGAAGGGAAGCCCTAAAAACGGGCCTACAAACGCCCAGAAAACCATTGGCAAAAGCTGCCTATCTGAAACAGCTGAGATGTAGAACGTGCTTGCTATTTCGATAATTACAGCCGCAATAAATAGGATTATGTATTTCATTTTAAAAGTTGCTGATTTAGCTGTTTGATTGTTTCTTTAAAACCAAATGGAAAACAAGTATATTCCCATAAGTAGAACTCACATTGCTCATCTGTCCAGTCGGGCCTAAAATGTTTCACCCAATCGATGTAAGGCATTTTGTTTGCCATTTCAATTGTTAGTTCTGTCATTGTGTGTGTGTTAAAGTTAAAAAATAGTCCTGACAGGATTCGATACCTGTAATTGTATTGGTTCAACAGTCAATATCCTCCAATACCTCAGTTGTGTACAAAATTCTTTGACCTCAGTGCGTCTACTTCCGCCACAGGACTAAAATGCTGTCTTTCCAGCTGTCAGGTAAGTTTTTTTTCAGCGGCCTGCCTTTCTGGAACTACCAAAACCAAGTATCATTTATATTCAATAGTTACATTATACCCTAAATGCTCAAGTATCTGCCTAACAATCGTTTCAGTATCTGTATTATGACATTCAAGTTCAATGCCGTTAACCGTTGTTATTGTGCCGTAATCGTGGCAGCACCCATCCGCGCAGGTGCTGTCATAATCTTCTAATGTGATGTTAATGTTTTTTGTAGGTTTCATCGTAGTATTCTATCTCTGTTTCTCCATCGACTTCCTCAGCTGAATTTTGACCTGCTAAGTGAGCATCAATTATCTGCTGCTTTTCCATTTCGAGGGCTTGGTTAAAATCATAATCCATTAAATTGATATTATTTTTATATCTAAATTTTAACCATTCTACTGCTGTCATATCATTTCTTTTTATCAATTAACAAAATTAAACCAATACCAAGGCATAAGCCGC